TTGCGTTTGCAGAATCTAGGTATGCTGGAGTTGGTGTTATTGCCTTACTAACCTGTCTTGCTACACGACGACGAAAGTTTTGATCTAGTCCAGAATACTCTTTTAGTTCGTCCCAGTTTTTATTAAAAGGGTCATTTGCCTTAAATTGATTTTCTTCTTGCTCCTGAGTATTTAGGCTTGCTCTAACATATTGAAAGTTGTCATCATCAGTCATTTTCGTATGCATCCCTTCCGTATGTATTTAATGTCTTTTGTGCATCTGCAATCGCTCCTAAATCATTAACATTTGGGATTAAGCCTTGCATCATTCTATCTTTTTGTTCTGAATATTCTTCTTCAGATACTCTTGTCAAGCCAGGAACAAAGTGGGCTGTTCCCTCTCCGTCATCACCATTAAAGATTGCAGCCTTTCTAAGTTCCGCAATTTTTGAGATGTCACCCTTTTGAGCAGGAATATTTAATACAGAGCCATTTCCATCTGTAAACCATTTTCCGTTTGCCTTCTTATATACATAAAGACCCCAGTCATAATGCTTATCAATGACCTTACGTCGTACATTTTCAACAATTGGTTTACCAGTTTTTGGGTTTATTAAAGAATCCATAACCATAAGTATACCAGATTACACTGGTGAGCCTACGGATACTGACCATATTGTATCCTTGTATATTTTTATCTTATCCGCATCAAAAATCATGCCTTCTTGATCATCAATGATAATCTTATTAGTTCCAATATAGGTTTTATACACATCTTGAGCGTTTACACCATAAAGTGCTGAAGCAGATATAACAAGAACACCTTCCCAAGTAAAGTTATTTAGCCAGTAAGACCACTCTCTTTCTGTAAGACCATCTTGTTTAACCTTAAGCCATGGCCTATTAATCTTAGACTGTAATTGTTGAAGGTTGTTAGCCTGATAGTAGGCAACATTATTAAACAATGCTGGACTATTAAGATTAATTGATCCTCTAAATAAATCAAAGTTTAGGGCTTCTCCAAAGTTAACACCTAAAGCAAGCCATTCTTTAATTGTTAGAACTGGCTCCCTGACAAGAGTTCCATTAACATAGTAGGATATTCCTTGAAAATCTAAATTACTGGATTTATTTTTAGCATAAACCCTTCCTCTTTGACCAGTCTCATCATTGGCTACAACAAAGAAAACAACGGTATCTGCTTTATGTCTTAATTCAAATAAAGGAATTGGTGTTGCTGTAAAAGATTCTTGATCATACCTAATCCAAGACTGCATTGCACTTACTCTATAATTTTCTGCAAGAGATTGATTAACTGGTATAGAGATTCCACGATCAAAGTTTGAGTCAAAATCTCCACGAACCTGTATTCCAGAGGTTCTATTCATATATAAATATGGAGTGCTTCCTTTATAAATAGTAAATGGATTCTTTGACTTATAGTCAAAATAAAGACCAGAGCGCTTATATGGAAAAAGATCTGTTCCAAAACGAGTTCCAATAGGATTAAATGAGTTGTCGTTTAGCGCCTGTGATGCAAGTTCAAGTTTTCTTAATAGTATTGGCTTTGTTAGTATTCCACGAACATTAAAATCTAAATGATAAACAATTGCTAAACTATTAAAATCAACATCTTTTCTTGGGTAAATTATTGTATTATCAACAACCTCAAACTTAGTAGTTGCCCAAGATGCATATTTAGAAACATCAACAACACCATTTTCTTTGGCCGAAATAGTTGTTGTAAAATTATCTTGAGATTTGTTTGCGCCTTCTTCAATATATTGAAAAGTTACATAACTTCTAATTGCTGCACTCTTTGTATTGTGTTCGTAGTAAGTTAATGCATTTTCTTTAAGGTCTTCGTAATTATTCCATCCAGTAAGCAATGCGTTATCTAACTGCTGATAAGTTCTTTGTGTAGGTAATGAGTATGAACTGGCTAACTCCTCATATGTCCAAGACCCTGTTTCTTGTGATTCAAGATTGGTTGATGGTGATGGATAGGCTATATTAAACTGTAAAAAATCTAAATCATAAAAAGAATTTCCAATATCGTTTTGAACAAACTGTGCAAAATAAGATAATGGCATATAGTCTTCCCAATAACCTGAAACACCAATATCTAAAAACAGACTACCATAAGAGTATGTTGGCAATAGAGTATAACTTGCTGTATGCTCTAATAAGGCAAGTGCATTTTCAGATGATTCAATACCGCTACCAGAGTATGTATCAACAATTGCAATTCCGCTTTCGTTAAAATAATTTGATATTGAGTCTGAATTTAATTCTGTTGAAAATCCAACTGAAAAAATATAACCTTTAAATGTTTTAGATCCAGAGTTGTCTCCTCCAACATAAAGGCTTAAAGAATTTTGGTTGCCAAAAAAAGTTGCAAGATTTCCACCAAAAGTATTTATAAGTTTTTGAATGTTAAAACCTGCAGCAAAAAGTTCTTCTAATTCAAACTCGTCTGTACGATATATCTCTTGAGAAGTTCCTGAGTAATATAAGGAATAAACAATCTCTGGCCCATCTATATTTACAGAAAAATAGTTTCCTGTGCTTTGACTGTATATTTTAAAAAGTACTTGCTCTTCTTCGTCTGTTCCACTTCCTTGATTATTTACTTGAAATACTCCATATATTGATGCAACCTGTGAATTTAAAACATTAAAGTTAGAGAAATTTATGTATGCACCTTCATTATTCCAAGAAGAGTTTGGGTTTAATGATATAAAATGGCTATCTGTTCCTAAAACCCCACTAGAAAGATTCTGATATAGGTCATTTGAATCATCATACATTTCTTGCAGTGTTTTTGTTCCAGTAAAAATTATTGGTAATGAGTAGTTAGGTGTGGTTAATGCTGTTGCAGTTGTTGATAAATTATCAAAGGTTCCTTGTTGCCACTGTGCAAAATCTGGGTAGTTATAATTTGCAGTATAGTCTGCAAAAGAGTAATCTATAAATGCAGAAGTTCCGCTATATGCAGAATCAATGCTTTCTGAAGAGCCAACCCCCTGACCATAAACATATCTTCTTTTTGCTACAATGTTTGCAACCTGGTAAGAATATATTGCTACGCAGTCAATCTCTACTGGATTAACATCTTGATAAGAATAAAACCCAAGCCAATCCTCTCCAGTTACTGATGGCAAAGGTATATCTAATGTAGCAAAGTCTAAAGATATAACCTGTTCACCATTAATCAATACAGTTGCATTGTTAGAAATTATTCTAATATGTATTAGCATTGGTCTAAACCATTCACCAACAAAATGAGAACTAAACTTTCCACCAATCAATAAAGTTAAAAAACCACTTTCTACATATAAACCATCTTCGCTGGCTATTGGTCCAAAAATTCTTTTAGGTTCATAAGAATCTGAGTTTATTCTTGCCCAAAACTCTACGGTATATTCGCCGTGTCTTCCATTTTCATGCAAAAAGCCTTTACCAGGAAATATGAAAGAAGGGTCTCCATTTATATTTGGAGAAAGTTTTGTAACATTTGATGCACCAAAGACTAAAGGTATTCCAGTATTTTTTGCAACTAATGAATTATCATTTATTAAATAGTATCCAGTATCAGAAGATATTCCATACGCTGGTGCAGGTATTACGTGACTTTGTGTTGTTAGTTCAATTTCTTGTGGGAATGCTTCTGGATAAACTCCTAAAGATACTACGTTAAACTCTTCAGACCACTGCCCTAAAGATATTCCATTAAAATAAAACTCATAGTCGTTTATTTTATCTCCACCAGTGTTTGTAATAATTTTTATTACTATCTTGAAGTTTGTACTTTCATTTGGAATCTCAAATGTTTCAGATACAAATCCCCACTGATTTGATATTGATGTATTAAATGTTTTTATTTTTTGTACAACTTGTGAAGTTGTGGTGTCTGTATATTCATATCCTATAGACACTGAATCTAAATAAACACTTGCAGAATAGAAGTGTGTTCCAATGCAGAACGTTCCAAGACTTAGATCTAAATCTTGAAAGTTCATAATTTCTGGGCTTTTTAATATAGCCTCATTTGTAATTCCAACTGGTATGTTACAACTAACCTTTGTAGTATAACTATCTGGAAATGGCTCACCAGTTAACCCAGTGCCTGCTGAAAGAGTGCACCCTGATTTGTCCCAAAGTGTAAGAATATTTCTTTGAGACTCTGATATAAGGCTAACATAGTCTAGTTTGTCATCTAGTGCCCAAAGAGCCATTGGGTGTTCACTAAAAACCTTTTCTGCGTACAAATTTGATGGGCTAGACATTATTCTCCTATACCCTTATTATAGCAGGATGCAGTTTAGTATAACTTAATTTCGCATGCGTCAGTTGAGCAATATTTTTCAGACTCAGCATCTAGATTATCTTTGCCGTCATAAATTGCAGACCAATCAATCTTTCCGATTGTTCCAACATATGCATTATATTCTTCTCTTGTTATCTCAGTGTAAGGTTGCTGAGGATATGTTTTATTACCCATAGGAAGGAATGAGACTGCTTTTAGTTGACCCTCATACATATTAAGTGCTGGAGCCACAAACTGCTTTTCTGTTTCCTTATCAAATGAAAGTGTTACAGAAACACCATTATCTGACCAGTACTTCTGAGCAGTTGCTGCCAAACCAATCTTCTCAAATAGACTTACCTGCTTCTCAGCACGCTTATGTCCTGATGCTACTGGGAAATATACTACTGAGGTATTTGCTGATACCAGATCTGCTTCAATCTTATACCCTGCTGACTTAAATAAATGAAGCATTGGATCTGTGTTTCCAAAACGAATTGCACGAAGATAGAACTCTCCACCAGGTCCCCAGTGAACTCCAGGAGTTGCACCAGACAATAGTGACACAGACCCTGACGGCTTAACTGTTGTCACACGAACTGATTCACGGACACAAAGCCATTCTGAATACTTGTGATCGTAGTGACGAATCTTTGAATATCCTTCATCCATCCATTCACGAGTTGTTGGTAAGCCATGCTCATCAGCAAACGCTGCAATACCAGTAAGAGATGTTCCAATACGACGATTACGCTGCATGATTCCGTTTGTCTGTTGCCAATGTGTTGGCATAAGTGTTACGGTTTTTCCATAAAGATAGGCAAACTTCAAAGTCTTGAGGAAGTCCTCCTTAGATTCATGACGGTTTAAGTGCACTTCTACAAGTGTACATAGTTCGTATGATTCTAATGGCTGCTCCGCACAAGGGTTAAAGCCCATAATGCGAGTATCCTTGTAGTCAGGTGCATCCGCAAGACGGCCATAATTACGAGCAACGTCAAGCCATATAAAACCTGGCTCTCCGTTATCTGCAATTAAATCTACATAGTCTTCATATTTTGTTCCAACTGTTGCTGCAATAGAATTGTTTGACATCCATGCCCAACCTGGTTTTTCTGGATCATATGAGTTTCTTTCTGGAAATACCTCTGGATTTTTAAGATTAATAAACCCATCATCTTCTGGTGTTCCAAGTGCAAGAGTAGCAGAACGACGAACATTGCCAGAAACAACACAAGTGCCAATAAGGTTTACAATATCTACAATTGCACGGCTATCTAATGCTTCTCCTGCTCTAGAGCCAATTACATTACGAATACGTGTATGGAGATCAATTAGTGGTGCTGGACCGCTTGCAACGCCTCCAAAGCCCTTAATAGGGGCACCTAGAGGACGAATAAGGTCATAGTTAAATTCTTGAATAGGCTGATTTTGACGAAGAAATGAATTAATTAAAAGACGAACAGATTCTACCCA